TGCCGGCCTGCACGGCGTTGCCGCCGTTGGCGACGTACGCGGCGACGAAGGCTTCCTGTTGCTGGGTCAGCACAGGGTCTGCGTCGTGGCGGATGACCAGTCCGCCCTTCCATTGGTCCTTATCGTTTTGCTTTGGCATCTTGTTTGGTCTGTTTCCAGTTGAATCCGTTTTCCACGCACCAGCGGTGGATGTTGACGTGCGGGACGCCGAGCATGAAGGCGACGTCGCCTTGGGTCTTACCCTCGGCGGCAGCCTGGACAATCACACTCTCCCACTTTGATTTGTCGTACTTGCGACACTTGCGGGAGCGTACCTTCTTGAATCCGATGCCTAGGATTTCCGCCCAGCTCTTGATGGTCGTGACGGAGAAGCCGAGGCGTCTCGCCACCTCCGGCATGCAATGTCCGGCTTCCGCCAAGCGTCGAAGGTCGGCGCGATACTCGCAGATCCGTGCGGCGCGTGACGCGAACATCAGCCTGCCTCGGAAGGACACGGCTCCCCGGTTCTGGAACCGCAGGATTGGGGATTGGATGATCTCGCTCATTGTGCGGCATTGAGTATGGCGGCCTTTCGCATCTTGCGTTCGGGGACGAAGTCGATGCGGTATCCGTATCTGGCGAAGCCGGACATGCCAAGGTTATAGGCAAGCCAAGTCTCGCCGAGGTTGGGCATCCTGCCTAGCTTATAGGTCAGCTTCGACCGCAGATAGGACAGCCAGGAGGTGGCGTACTGGCGGGCGATGACAGGGTCGGACGCCTTGGAGTACGGATAGGTGGGCAGGCCGGCTTGGCGTCGCGCCTGGGAGCAGTCGTCCCACGCATCGCGATGGAACTGGAAAGGTCCCTTCGCTAGTCCAGAATCTCCTAGTGGTGTGGCTGCTCCACGCCCGGAGGATTCGATATGTTCGACGGCATCGACCCAGTGCGTAGGCATAGGTGCGAAGGCCGCTGAAGCCATCAGTATTTCGGTGATCATGTCGGTGGTTGGGAACGCCGACTTTGATGCCTTACTTACCCTTGGCAATCTTCTTTTTTCCAATGGTTTTCTTTTTCCTAGCCCGACCAGTGCCGGAGATGGGAAGGCCGCCTGCGTCGCCATATTTCTTGATGCCTGCCTCGACAATCATGCGACACCTGTCCCACAGACTTACGTTGTCGCGACCGTCGTCGGCCATGCGGATGATGGGTCTGTTGCTCACGGCTTTCGGATGATTATACGCGAGTCTTTGTCATATTCAAACTCTTCCCAATCCTCTGGCTGATACGCGCCAGAGTTGATTTCCGCGCCGACTTCGTCCGATGCGATAGGACCGGTCGGGATGTCCAACCACTTCTTGTCCTTGCCGCCCTTGGCGGCGGCGGCGACCAGTACCTTCTGGACGAGCATGTCGTCCACTAGATGTGCGAATTCCCCTGGGCCGATGGATCGCAGGATGGACGGCAGCTCGCCGCGTCGGCGGTACAGGCCGGACTTGGCGTTCTTGCCCTCGATGGAATAGGGATGACCCTTGCGGGCGGCTAGGGTGACGGCGGCGACAAGCCAAGCCTGCCGCTCCAGGAAGTTGACGTCGTTGAACTTGTCCTTGTCGGTGACGTCGATGAGCGTACCGATTTCCGTACGCAAAAGCGTACGCTCGGAGTCGATCATCTCCGGGTTGTTAGCCTTGATGATGGCCGCCTTCCAGAGGTGCTTGCGGCGCGGGACTAGACCCATGCCCTTCATACGGCGGTCGTAGTCGGAGGCATGCCATACGCCGATGGCGCCACGGAACGCTCCGAGCAAGGCGGACGAACCACGGACCTGGGACGCCATCTGCTCGGCGTTGCGGATTGGCTCGTCGCCCTGCTTCTTGATGTGATGGATGACGATGAGGGCTGCTCCCAGTTCGCCGCCTACTTGACTGGCTACGCGGATGAATTCGTTGATGACGGTCGCGCTGTTCTCTTCGCCGTGCAGCACGGAGTTGAGGGTGTCGATGACGACCAACTGGAGGTTCGGGATCTGCCGGAGTAGGGCGAAGAATTCCAGCCACTTGCGGGAAGGCTTCGACTCCTGGGTCTTCGGGTCACGCTCGACGAGGGCGAACGCACCGCCGGAGTTGATGGACGGCAGGATGATTAGGTCGTCGCCGGCTTCGCGTCGGCGGCTGCCGTCGGCGTCCATATCAGCCAGTCGGATGTGCAGCTCGTCCTTGTCGTCCTCGGTGGTGAGGATGACGACCGCACCCTTGCGCATCACAGGCATACCGCACCAGGTGTCGCCCTCGCGGCGCGCGCTGATCTTCAAGGCTAGGTCTAGGACCATGAAGGTCTTGCCTGCGCCGCCTTCGGCGACGAGCAATTGATGCTTGGCGGCCTGCAACCAGCTCTGGACGAGGAACTGACGCTCCGGTCGGGGCGAGAGACTCCATCGGTGGGCAGCCCATACTGCCAGACCTTTGCCCTCCTCAAGGATGGGCTTCTCCGGCTCCGGCATCGGACCGTTGTTGTGGATGTCGTTGCGGAGCAAGCCAAGCCACTCGGTGTCGAAGCGGTTCTCTGGCCAGGGCGGAGTCATATGCGCCTGCATCCAGCCGTAGGTGGCGAGGCGCGCAGCGTCTAGGGTCATCTTCCCGATGCGGGCGGTATGGATGTAATGGCCGGCGACTCCGTTGAATGCCGACCACCTAGTCGTGCCTTCTCCGCCGGCGGCGACGTCGGCGGTCAACATCTGGACAGCCGGCGTATGCGTCTTCGGCATGAGCGGATCGACCGGGGCTTCCTTGATAGCCCATTCGGATTCGGGCATAAGCATTGCGGCCATGTTCGGATTGGACACGGCGCAAGCCCACTCATAACGCTCGACCACGACGAGGCGTCGGACGCCGGACTTGCCGTGGATAGATCCGGCCAGGCGGATGGGCTGGTGCGCGCGTCCGTAGGGGTTGCCGTCCACGCCTAGGCCGAACTGGATGTCAGCCCCGGCCTTGCGGGCGATGGCGTCGCGGATGGCTACCACCTCCGGAACGGTGACGTCATCAACCTGCCAGTAAGCGTGACGCTTCGGCTTGCCGTCTTCGGTCGTGCCTCCGGACAAGACGACCATCGTCGCCTTGCCGAAGTGCTGCTCGACGAAGGCGAGCTTGGCGTCGGTGTCGCCGGTGTCGAAGTCGGCGCACACGGTGCGGAAGACGTCGCAGTTCTCCGCCGTTCCTCGGTCGGCCTTCAAGGTGCAAGGCACGATGAAGGTGGCGACGTCGTGCTGTCCCCAGCGGGTGGTGTGGAAGATCACGGACGAGACGAACCGCTCCCAGCCGATACGCTCCGGCTCCAGGAAGATGTCCTCGCGGAAGACGCCCTCGCGAGCGGTGCCTTTCTCGCCGATGCCCCGGAGGCAGACGTAGCCCTTCGGAGCGTCGCCAAAAAGGAGGTGCAGATGCCGTGCAACGGCATCGTTGTCTACGATGGGATCCATCGTCAGCCTTGGTTGCGCTTGGCTTCGTATGCAGCGATGGCTTCGCCAATCCAAGACATCACAGGTACTGCCATTGAGTTGCCGCAGGCCTTGTAACGCGGACCATCGGGACATTCCTCCGCAGGCTTACCCTTCCAAGGGATTCTGGACCAAAATTTTGGAAACCCCTGGAGGGCTTCGCATTCCTCCGGCGTCAAGCGACGCACGGCCATCGGCACCTGGGGCGTAAGCACGGTACCAACGTGGTTGGCATCGGACGCAGCACCGGTCACCGTCTGGCTAATCTTCGACGCGGTCTGATTGTAAGCGTCAAATGCGATAGGCTCTCCGTTCTGAACGAGAGGTACGTTGCCTCCGCCTGTGCCAAACTTGGCGGCCACGGTGGGTGCTACGTCTAGCGGGCCGGTAACGCGGGAGTCCTGGGCGTGGTTCTCATATACGGATCCGACGATGAAACTCTGCATGTGATGCGACTGTGCGCTTGCCTGGATGGATGTGACACAGGTCGAAACATCAATAGGCTTTGCGTGGAAGGTGTTATTCTTGCTGTCCTCTCGGATGGAGAAGCCCTGCACTACGGCGTGGGTCGTGCGCGTATCGCCAAGGTCGAAGTTGTTGAGGGTGTTGCTAGCTTCTGCCTCGACCCAAGTCTCATGATCGGTCGTGGACTGGGCGCGCTTGGACTTGCGGAAAGGCACGGCGGCAGCCTGCGCGCCGGTCGTGTCGATGGTGTAGGCAGGATCGCCTGGGTTGCCGACGCCTATGCCGTTCTGGTTCTTCTCCATCTCGCGTCCGTCCTGGATCGGGATGGCTTGCTGGGCCAGATGTACGGCGGTGATTTCATCAATTGCCTCCTGCGACGAACCTCCACGGCTACCCTTGCAGGTCGTGACGGTCGGGGCGACGACAGGATGCACGATGCCGATGCCGCCTTGGTTCTTTGACGGACAGGCGTTGGACGTATCTAGGGTCTTCGCAAGATCCACCTCCCTGCATCCGCTGTTAGGGTTGGGAGACTTCATCGAGTTGGAGGACAGGGAGTCGAAGCTGTAGGCCGTGGGTTGGGCAAGCCACTGGTCGGGAGAAGTGGCGATGGTGAACGCCTTCTCTTCGCTGCCGAGGAAGCCCTTGCCTGCGCCCTTACCAGGAGTGCCGCCCTGCTCGCCAGTATCGACCGGCGAACCTCCGCGAATCTTGAACATCATCGGTACGCACTTGCCCTCCTGGACGTATTGATTTCCTACGCCCTTGAAGTCCCTCGCACACAAAGTTCCAACAGTATTATCATCGTGACAAGGAGTTGGCGGTTCGGTCGGGATGACGTGTCCGCTGACGACAGACTGGTGGCTCAACTTGCCGCCGCCGCATTCGGTATCTAGCGTTCCGACTACATTAGGAACGACGACGCCCTGGAAGTTATCCTTGTCCGGCATCAGTTGATCCATCCCCTTGCGCGTAAGGGTGTTCACGACGTCCGCGCCGTTCCAGTATTGAGGGATGATGTTGGCGGCAGATCCATCGCAGGCCAACCCTGCGTCAGCACCCTTTGCCCACTTGGCGGTTACTGTTGCGGAGGCAGGGAGGAGGCCGTCTGCTCCAACGCGGATTTTAGCATCGGAGGAAGATCCTTTCCGCGTTTGCTTGCCCTTCTCAAGATACCGAGACAAGCCTTCGGCGATAGATAGAATCTCTGCGGCAGCTTTCCAGTCTCCAAGACCTGTGACAGGGTCGCGATAGGCCATGACGAAGACTCGCCGGCGACGTTGCGGGGTGCCTCGGAAATATTGAGCGTCCAAGATTCTCCAGGCGACGCCATACCCGCGCTCGACCAGCCCTTGAACGAAGCATCCGAAGTCAGATCCTTTAGGTTGACCGGACGACAGGACGCCAGGGACGTTCTCCCATAGGACGTAGCGGGGATTGAGCTTTGCAGCCAGGTCAAGAAAGGAGAGCATGAGCTGTCCGCGTGGGTCGTTGAGGCCGCCTCTTTTGCCTGCGACGGAGAAAGCTTGGCATGGGGTCCCTCCGACGAGGAGGTCCACATCTCCATTTGCAAGGGGCCACGATTGGAATTCGGTGAGTGATCCGAGGTTGGGGACATCATATGGGTAGTTTGGTTGGGTGAAATGGTGCTTCAAAATGGCTGACGGAAACGGCTCGATTTCGCTGAAGCCCACCGGCTTCCAGCCGAGGTGATGCCATGCTACGGACGCCGCTTCCATGCCGGAGCAGACGGAGAGATATCGGATAGGTTGAGTCATTGGGTTGGGATAGGTTTGATGGATTCAGATGAAGTATCGGTCAACGAAAAATTAGGGCGAAGTGATGGTATGTCCCTTGGTCTTCCCGACCCAACAAAGGTAGCCCTCGGTTACGGAGTCGAGACTGGTCATCTGCTCGGCCGGCACGATGTAGGACATCCGGCTAGACCCACGGAAGTAACCAAGGTTGGCGTCGTTGATGACGTCCTTGCGTTCAGCCCATCCTACGAAGGTCACGATTTGTTCGTCGTAGCGTACGCGCATAAGGGCGTACACGTCGATGGCTTCTTTGGTCGTCCACTTGCCGTCGATCTGGTAGGCCGGGACGAGGAGGTGAGGGTTGTCGTGGTGACTGGACTTAACCTCAATCAACTGACCATTGCCTGCCACGAAGTCCGGCGTCCCGCTCCTGGCGTAGACGGTGTCGTCACGCTCAAGGTCGAAGATGCGGGAGAAGCCAATCTCGCCGAGCAGCCCGACAAGGTCTGACACCAGGCCGGACTGCTTGCCAGCCTTCTGGTCTGGTACGCCAGCCATCCGGTTGGATTCGCCTCTCGCCCTGGCTTCAGCCTCGGCGTTGCGCATCGTGATCTCGTCCAGCTTGATGGACAGGGTCATGTCACCAAGCCCAAGTCTTCGGAGGTTCGACGTCCGGCTTCTTCTGTTCGGACACGCCGTGGCAACGCTTCTTGTAGTCGCACCACTTGCACTTGAAGTCATCTACTCCGCGACCGATTCGTCCAAGCTGCTCCGGGTTGTCGGTCTTGACGATGCGCACGGCTCGGTCGATGAACGACTGGGCGTCGCGGGCGTTGAACTGGACGATTTCCACATGGATCTCTCCGGTGTCGCGGTTGATGGCCGTGAACAGGCAGGACAGCAGATCCTTGTAAGCCATATAAATCTGAACCTGGGCGTAGTACACCGGCTTTGAATCCTTCAGACCCTTCTTCACGACATCGCTCCAGCTCTTGTCGCCGAGGGCTTTGCTTTCCCACAGGCAGGGATAGAGCAGACCCTTGATGGCAGGTCCGCCGTTGATGATTCCGTCAAGATGTCCCTTGAACTTGTCGCCGGCGTCGGAGATTCCGAACTGCTTTCCTTCAGGCGTATGGGTAACCAAGTCGAATCCAGCCAACTTGAGATACTCGGCGACACGCTCTTCGCCGTCATGCCCCATATCGAAGATACGCAGGGTGTTGGCTTTGAATTCAGCACCCTCATCCTTCGGCGTCATGTGGTATTCGTACGCCAGGCGTCGCTCGCATTCGTCTCCGATGCGGGATGCTCCTAGGTACTGTCGGGCGACCTGTTCGCCTCGCTTCTTCTTGATGCCCGCGTCGATCAGGGCTTTCACGCCTTCGGCAATCTCGCAGGGTTGGGTTTCTGGTTTGAACATGTTAGATGGAAAGGATCTTGGCTTTGATGAAACGCTCGCGCCACTTCCAGGTAAGCGCACAGGTAGCCCTGTACTTGGTCATACCCACGGACGAGAACACATCAAGCCCAAGCTGGACAAGTTGCTTGTCGGAGGGAGGTT